GAAGCAAAAATAAAATTAGTGACTTCGCAGAATACGACCTGTCAAAATATAAGTTATCCAATAAGCGGCAGGTACTGCGTAATTGTGTCAATTCGTCTTTAGGCTTGTATATCTTCCTTTGCGCTCAAAATGAGGCAGAAAATGCCAAAATTGAATAATGGCGAATTGCAGGTTCTGTTTACAAGCTACGGGTTATCCTTACGCCCTTGTAATGGCATTAGGAGTACAAAAAAATGAATATTCTTAGCGCAGGCCGGGTTTTAAGAAAAAGCCATGAAAAGACCCATTCTTGGGATAAGACTGGAAAAGCATTTAATATAACTGGTGGCATGGCTTTTCGTATTGCAATAAATGGGTACGATCCTGCAAATCCACAAACTAGAAAAGCGTTGGGGTTGGGTTTGCGTATTTGTCCCAAATGTAAAAAGCATTTTTTGAAATCAGTTATAAGGGTTGCTACTCCAAAAATTGGGACTCCCGGCTGGTTGGCCTATTATCTAAAACTTCCCTTCAAAGAAATAAAGTGACAAAAAATATGAGGTAATGAATATGAATGACATTTTGATTGATATAGCTTTTGGCGTGTTGGTGGTTTTCATACTTGGTTGGGTGGGGTGGTCAATGTACATGGATGCCATTATAGACGACATGGATGCCATTACAAACGACTGGAAAGATAACGATGACTAAATTTGAAACTATATTTTGGGTGATGTTCGGGTTGATAATGGCGGTCATGCTTGCATGGATAGTCATTATGCTGGCAAACTACTAGGCGCCAGTTTGTACAAAAATGACAAAATTGCCACTCCCCCACTGCATTTTGGGCATGAGAAGCCATGAGTATGAGGAATTCCCACTCGCTCATGGCATGATTTTGGACATAGACATGCTGGGGTAGGGGAGGTAGTTATCACGCGCGCGCGGACATTTTAGTTCCACTACTGAGTATCGTGTTATAATTTTATCGTTGTCTTTCTTCCTAAAGGATAATGCACATCTTTAACCGGTGAATGGAGTTTCTATGCAAGAATTGTTTTTCAAAATTTGCAAGGATATTTTCTAATGTCAATAACCCCCGAAGAAGAATTAGAGTTGAAAAGAAAGTGGACAGAAGAAAGAATAAAGTCTACTTATGTTGCACCAAGTAGCACGAAACAATATATTGCCACAGTTCTTATAATGACAATTGTTGTTGTTGGGGGTGTGGCATCCGTTGAAATATTCTCGCCAGAAGGAAGAGACACGGCTGCCACGATCACACAAATTATCGCGGGAGGTGGCACATTCACAGCCGCACTACTGGCCTACATGAAAAGTCAGGAAACGCACGCTATGGTCAATAGTGGGCTTCACGAGTGGATTGACGCTGCGGTTGCTGCGGCATTCAGTGCGGGCGAAAAGAAAGGCACCAAGGAAGCCAACAAAAGAACTGACGAACTTGCAGCGGCTGTCCCTGTTGGTACTGTTGCTCTGCAAGTTAAGGTAGATACTGGCCCGCTCAAACTGCCCCTATCCCACGATGTACCGAAAGATAACAAATAGGAGATTAATTCATGTTATGTTTAATCTGTGGCAGGAACGACCTAAAATTTACGGAGTATCCTCCTGATCCTTACAAGCCAGGCGAGCGTCCTGAGGTGCAGAAAATCGAATGTATAAATAGAGGATCAGGTGAACCATCAAAATGTCGATACCATCCCGGCACTCCTCAATTTAATTTGGTTGCGAAATGGTACTCAGTGGATGTTGAAGCCACTAAATCCGTGATGGCTTTATTAAAAGGACAGCGTGAAAATCTGCAACAGGTTATTTCTCAGGTTGACATGGAGTCAACTAGAATCGTAATAGAATTATTAAAACAACAACGCGATTTTCTGCAACTTATTGTATTTCAGGCATATGATGAAGTTGCATCCGTGGAGGCGGCACGCGTGGCACGCACTCAAACTGGTAAACTGCCCACCTTGCCGGGGGAGTTGCATCCGTATGAACCACCCACTAATGAGAATCCTCCATGACAACGAATGATTATATTTATCGGCTTGCAGATGACTTCGAGGAAAAGCGGCCAGGTAGTTTCGAGAAATGGGCGTCATATTTGCAGGAGCGTGATAGGGATGATTCGGCGGCTGTTACTGCATTGGCTGAAATTGAGGACGTTGCAAAGTGGATGGCTAATACAATTCCTTTTGCCATCAAGATCGTGACAGCTTATATAAAAATCGTGGGCAGGCTTGGGATTGCGGAGTCGGGGATAGTCAATGCGTCTAATCTGAGATTGCAACAAGCCCTGGCAGCTTATACGACATGGCAAGTAAATAAAAAATATGATGGAATAGATAGACGAAAACCAAATCAACCCACTGGCGAAGATGTGCCAGATAAAAATAAATAGGAGAATAAAAATGAAACTTGAATATAGTATTTTAGTTCTTGGTCTTGCCCTGGTGTATGGAGTTATCAAACAATTCCTGCCTGACTTCCCTCTTGATGAGCCGACCCTGTTGGCATTTCTTGTTTACGTTCTGTTGAAGCTCGGCGTCGAGATTGTTGGTGCTCCTGTTCGTGCGTTCTTTGTCAAGCGCGGATTTGAGGGTTTCCGAAAGACAAAAGGATAATTATGAACAAAGGAACAATTGCAACCCTGTGTTTATATTGGGCTATCGTGCTTTTACTTGGTTTAGTGGTAGGTCTAAATGTGCCATTTATTCTTATGGTGATTTGGACAGTTTTGATTTTAATTGGATAAAAAGTAAATGCCCGGTAATCCATTGTGGGTAAAGGGAGGGCCGTCACCAAATCCAAAGGGAGGCCCTCCCAAAGGTCGTGCTATTGCGGACATGCTTGTTGCTGAATGGAATATTCAGGACAAGACATATTTTGCGCGCAGATTGGTAGAGGCACTCGCAACGGGTTATCTTGATTTTGATAAAGCAGGCAAGGGGCATCGGCCAAAAATAAAACTCAATGCAAAGGAATATATTGATCTAAGTAAATTTGTTGCAAATCATTTGGATGGTCCGGCGAAGATAAACATAAATTTAAGTCACTTACCTGGTGACGGTGACGATAAACCGTTTGACATTCCCGCTGATATTATTGCGCCCGATTTTCTGGATGTTTACCGGGACATAAAGGCAGGGGCACATACTGAGTATCTTCTCAAAGGTGGGCGCGGCAGTACGAAATCAAGTTTTGCTTCACTTGCAATTATTTATCTTATTAAAAATAATCCATTACTGCATGTGGTTGCTACTCGTCAAGTAGCTAATACAATGCGTGATAGTGTTTACAGTCAATTCTTGTGGGCAATTGATGAGTTGGGTTTGTCTGATGAATTCAAGAGCATAACCAGTCCATTGGAAATTGAATATCTTCCTACTGGACAAAAGATTTATTTTCGTGGTGCTGATGATCCCGGCAAAATGAAATCCATCAAGCCGGCATTTGGATATATTGGTATTCTCTGGTTTGAGGAGTTGGATCAATTTCACGGGCAGGAAGCAATCCGTAAAATTGAGCAATCGGTTATTCGTGGCGGCGACAATGCGTTTATTTTCAAGTCATATAACCCGCCGCGAACGTCAAGCAATTGGGTAAACAAATATGTTCAGTTTCCAAAGGATACTCAGTATCAGCATACGAGTTCATATCTGACTGTACCCGTTGAATGGTTAGGTAAAACTTTCCTCGAGGAAGCTGAACATCTAAAGAATGTCAACCCGGCGGCTTACGATCATGAGTACATGGGCGTTGTTAATGGCACCGGAACGCAGGTATTTGAGAATGTGAAAATTCGTAAGATTACGGACGAGGAAATTGCACAGTTTGATAATGTAAAACATGGTCTGGATTTTGGCTTCTACCCGGATCCTGCCGATTATGGGTGTATGCACTATGACGCGGCACGACTTACTCTGTATCTCTTCGGTGAGGTTCGAGCCTTTAAGACATCTAACCGTGACATGTATGATGCAATTATAAAATCTAAACTTTATAGAAACGAAGATTTGTTAATTGCAGATAGCGCAGAGCCTAAATCAGTTGCAGATTACCGTGAGTATGGCGCGAACTGCCGGGGCGCGGAAAAGGGTAAAGACTCTGTAAAATATTCTATCAAATGGTTGCAAAGTTTGAAAGAAATTGTTATTGACAATGTACGATGTCCTTATTCGGCGGAAGAATTTTTGGATTATCAATATGAGCTTACAAAAGATGGCGAAATCATAAGCGCATATCCTGATAAAAACAATCATGCTATTGACTCAACCCGGTATGCCACAAATCTCATTTGGAGACAACGAGGTCAGTAATGAAAAAACTTATACAGTTATTGCTTATGTTTGTTATTTATGTCTGCCCATTGCTGGGTAGTTATCCGTTGCATGGGGGTGGTTTGTCCGTCATTGCAGTTGAAGGTGATGTCATCATGGGAAATTCCCTCCCGCGCGAGGGCGTGATTTGTGGTGACAATGTGCCCGTGTATGGAAGTCCGCACGATGGACTTATCCCCCTATACCTACTGAGTACCGGTACTACCGTTCGCCTCCGTGAACAGTCTCATGGCGCGGATAGGTCATGGGTAATGATAAAGCCGGCGAACTGGATAAGGTTATCTGCATTGTGTGAGGCAAAATGACAGACGCCAATGCCAATGGCATACAAACACA